GGACACGAGCCTTTCCTCCAGCAGACGGCCGAACCCTAACTGATAAAACATATTCAGGTTTGGTTCAATGGCAATCAACCGAGACGTAGTATCATCTTTCGGGACGAAGCAGAACCTACTACCTGGTACTAACGCCTGTTCTCCCCACCGAGCTGCGCGAATGGATTCCGCGGAGCCCCATGTGGAACGCTGGTCATTAGACACCGCGTTACTATATGCGGCATACAAGGTCTCCGTCGTACTAGTAAGGGGTGAGTCGAAGAACTTCGTATAGAAGTCCTCCCCTCGTGCCCCTACGGCTACACCTGGCCCACACCGACCACGATCGAAAAGATCGTTTAGGTGGAACGTTAGGTTATAACCCTCGGGATAGAAGAACTTGTACAGCAAGCTTTTAAACTCACCGCACAGTTCCTCATCGAGACTAGTATTTGGGTTTAGACTCCAAGTTCTACAGCGCTCATTCGAGCGCAGGAACTTGCCCCAGGCAACTGCATCACCACTTGAGGTCGTCCCACGCGAGCTCGATCTGAGCTTTTTGTAGAACGACTTTACAAGTGATATTGCTGCCACCTGTTGATAGTCTAACTCGGGTGACCAATCGTTACCGGGTTTGAACCCGGACGGAAGGTACCCCGACAGATCACTTAACAGGTCCTCAAAGAGCAGATCTGACATTGCCATGGTCTGTCCTTTTAGCTACTACCCAAGACATGGTTGCTTGCTACCAGTTAAAGATTAACTGGATCAGAGCTTCGACGGTATGTCGGATCTCTGGGTTAGTGGTAACGACCACACTAACCGCAACGGTGAGAGAAGCGATTGTTAATCGCCTCTTTCGTTTACTACGCATAGGGCCCTCCTTAGAGGACACCCTGTACGCAAGTATCACCGATTCCACTGGAGACCGCAGCTTGGCTGAGGGCTCCAATGAAAAGCGACCATGCTGCCCGAACACTCTCCGGGTCTGCGACATCGGCACCAGCCGGTATCGCAGCTTCAGCCTTAAGAAGCATGACTTGCTTCGGCTGACCGGATAACACGTCGACGCCCTTGCGGACGCTGACAGTGTAGGTGTTTTTAGGGACTGAGGGTAGCTGCCCGTTGCTGAGCAACGCGGGGAGGGTCCGAACGACCTTCGGCCGCGTAAACAGCAAGGTAAACGGGTTGCTAGCTGAACTGACCTCGACACCCGTTTGGGTGCCACCCAACGCTGATACAGCGTAGGCCCTACCGTTCACATCCGGTGCCTGGTCGGCAACGAGTGTGTAAGTAGGGGATGTCAGGCCGGTTTGCGCAGTTCCGGTAACTGGGGAGGAAACGTTGACCGTCATGGTTAACACTCCGTGTAGAGTTTGCTATTAAAGACCTAAGCCGAGACCTAACTTGTAAAGCACCACCGCCCAAAGAAGCGTATGAAGCCCAACGAGTGTCTCTCTTTCGACCTTAGGTATATCCACAAGAGCTGCATACTCCTCGCAGGCTTTTAACAGCCTTTGAGTGAGCCGCAACTCTTTAAGGGTACACGAACGGAACGGAACAGAGAACACCCGATGGTAAGCTTCAATTGCTTCCTGGATGGTATGGTTCACACGAAAGGACTCGGGTTCAGTCCAGTAATCCGTGTGCCGATGACCAGCCAACAAAATAAGCGGCTTATTTGCCGCTTCTTTGTAGAACCGATCAAAGGCACTGAAGAGTTCATAACGCTCTTCATTCACGGGAAAACGGACTTCTAGGTCATTAACAATAACCGTGGCCAGATCTTTGATCTTGGACATGGAGCACTCTCCTACATCTTAAGTTAATCGAAAACCCAAGAACGGTCGGACTTTCTACTCGCGATCAGCGCAGCTATATTTAGCCATCGCTGACTGCCCAAACTGGGCACGCGCAGGTCGAAGTCTGGGACGGTTGTCCCGCTGTACTTCGCTCGCACGACGTAAGTATTCCGTCCGACTACTATCGCAGGCGTTCCCGACTGAAAGTTGGCAGTGAGCGATTTATCGCTCATAGCAACTCTTGTCACCTCATTCGTCTTCCTAGTGGTCTTGTTAGCCCACTTCAGAGGAACGAGTAGAGATGACCAGCCGGCGATTATATCACCAATGTTGGTGAAGTAATCAATCAGAAAAGAGTAGGGCACGAGCTCCCAGGCTGTAGGCAGGAACTGCTCGGGTGAAAACCCGAACAGTGCCGCGTCCATAGTCTTAGGATCCCGAGCTTCCACTCGCACAGCTCCACGGTAGATAACTTGACAGCTACCTACCGTACGCGTACTCTCCTTCCAACTTGATATTCCTATCAGCTGGATAAAAGAGGATTCGGAACCGGAGACCTTGGCCTCACCGTGAGCCGTTATACGGCGAACAGAGAGGGATCGACCGACATAGGTTTGCTCAAGTGCTTTGCACCCGGCATCTATATCTGAGATCAAGGGTTTCCACCCGAATGCGTGTTCGAGCCATGCATCGCCTAGGTTCTGCGCTACTCGTCGCATGCGACTTGCTAGCGAGCCCACTTTATGACCGGCCCTTATAAGGCTGGCTTCAGTGTGCCAGTCGGTAACCAACCGACGCAGACCTTGAGCAGGATTTCTGATCATTCGGAGGGTCTGTCCAAGCTCACCTAGGAACACGCCGCCTTGAATGGCAGCGCGCGCCATAGTGATCTTCTCAGCAAACCTCCCTAACGCTTGCGTATTGGCCTCAGTCTCGCTCAATGCATCTGGATTACCCGGGGGATCGACGGAAAGATTTCCGACTAACCCACCCATCAAAGACTTTCGCACCGCGCTTGAAGCGAAGGTGAGCTGTCCGTTCTGAATTCGGACAGTAGAAAGTCGTCCCGACATCGACGTGGTAGCGTTTTCGCCATCACGAAGAAGTTGTCGCCATCCTTTGAGATTATTCCCAAAGGTGACGGAATCAGTCCATACGGACTGAACCTTCTGTGTCTCAGTACCGAGAGGCAGGTAAGTAGACCCATCATTTAGGGTCTCCTTCCAGCTTCGATACCCAGACACAGAACCAGGACTAGATTTGACGGGCATATAACGGATACTCCAGGTTTGCAAGGAACTGACGAGCGTCGTCGTCGGGCGAATGCCCAAAAACGACTGGTGCCGGTGCCTCGTGGTATCAGCTATAGTCCATCCTCACGGATAGACTATAGTTCCACGGGGCTCCG